CGCAGAAGTTGGTGCCGGTGGACACCGGTGCGTTGCGAGGCTCAGGGTCGATAAAGCGTCTGAAGTCGCCGTTCGGGTCCACCATTTTGATCTCGTATGGAGGACCGGCTGCGAGGTATGCGTTGAAGGTCCATGAAACAGCAGGCATCCCGAACGAAGGTAAGGCGTACAGTTCGGGGAGGAGAAAGTATTACCAGAAGTCAGGTCAGGGTAAGTATCTGGAGCAGCCGTACATGGAGGCGAAGAACGGGATCAAGGCCAAGGTGGCAGCGGCGGTAGCGGCGGCGGTGCGAATGTGAGCACCGTGTACGAGGTCGGGTCGTATCTGAACACGAACGTGTCAGCGTTGACGATCGGGACGAACCTGTTTCTGGGAGACATGCCAGACACGCCAGACATCTGCGTCGCCGTGTTCGAGAGCACCAGCGCCGGGCCAACGATGACGTTTGGCGGCACCGGGATACCACAGTTGGAGAGTCCGAACGTAATGGTCTGGGTTAGGCACACGTCCTATGCGACGGGTCGTGCGCTGATCGAGACGTGTTGGCAGAAGTTGGCGCAGATAGCGAACGAGAACCTGACCAACGAGGATGCGGCCAGCGTCTTGTATCAGCGGGTGGAGCCGATGGGTAGCCCAGTGTTGATTAGTCGAGACGACCTGCGTCGGGTTCTGTTCAGCGCGAACTTTGAGACAGTCAAGGCGCTGAGCAGCACGGTGTAGTTGTGGACTGGTACGGCGAGCGAGTCGCTGAAGCCGACCGTCCGACTCGGCTGAAAGTCCGGTGTGCGAACTGCGGGAAGTTGTTGGCGGAGTTGGTGACCGCGCCGTGGCGGATTCGGTGTGGCCGGTGCAAGGCGCAGAACGTGTCGGCCGGGCATGAGGTCGTCGTGCCGGAGGCGAAATAGGGGCAAAACGGTCAACCCGTGTTACATAACCCCGCTTTGCTCACTTCCCGGTAGCGCCCCGTACAGCCCTCTCTACGCCCTCGCACACCCCTTGCACTACACTCACCCATTCCTAGGATTGGATCGAATAACACCACCTCAGGGGCACTTTCCGGACCTCGCGTCCGAACAGTTGTTCGATGTTCCAATGTTACGAAAACGGTTACGATCGTATTACGAAAACGGTAACCGGTAACGGATTGGGTTACCCAGCGACGATTTGAGGGCATATCGGTTGACGACCAAGCGTCGATGCGAGCCACCGCATTCGAGCCAGTCGATGCGCGTTGCCCGTGTAATGCCCCTTGACAAATGAGTGCCGGTCAACTAGAGTGAATAGTGATGAGCAATAGAACCTGCTCATCGTGGTTGCCGGAGCGAGTGGAGGCCAGCGACCGCAAGTGCCATTTGACAAGATGAGAGAGAGAGGTGGCAGAGATGCCATTGAACTGGAACGTCGGCGCGTGCGCCGACTACGAGGAGTTGGTGTGTGAAAGCACGCCCTCCGCTATGGGAGGCTCGGTCTACGAGCCGACCTCGACCAACGATCAGCGCAACGCTGATCGGATCACGACCCATCTGGTCTTCGTGACTATGGCGGTCGGGATGAACGGGATCACGGCCAAGAACTTCAAGGAGTTCTTCCGTCGGGTAACCGTGGTCGAGAAGGCTTGGGATCACAGGCTCCGCCTGTGCGTCATCACCGGTGACGGTGAAGGCGAGTTCAGGTTCCCAGTAACACCAGTGACGCTAGAGATGGTTGAGCGTCGGATCGGTCTGCGAACGAACGCCGTCGGTACGCAGTTGACGAAGGCAGAGTTCGCGGCAAAGGTCGAACGGGGAACGCTCTAATGAGCGAGCGCCTGTGCCGAACGTGGGCTGAGGTTGAAGCCCATCCGCTAGTGCAGTCCGTGTCCTACGAAGGAGAGGACGGCACTTGGGTCTATGTCGTGGCTCCGTACTGGAGTCCAGACATGGAGTGCGGAACCATCCATGAGCCGACGCTGCGAGATACGGCGCGGTACCTGCGGAACTGTGAGGTTGCGCCGGACTGGTACAACGACCAGCGAGCCGGACGGTGAGTTGGTCGGAGTCAACGGCAGGGTTGCATTACTGCTCCCTGTACGACGACGACAGCGACCTAACCGAGTTGGAGCGATGCTTCGACTGCGGTGCTCGGAAGCAGGCGCAGAACGACAAGTTCTGCTCGGACTGCGAGTGAACCTCTTGCTCTTTGACAACTGAATAGATCGCCCGCAGAAGCGGGAGAGGCTGAGGCCGGATCGGTGTGACAAACAGGGGGTCACGCTGGTCCGGCCTTTTGCTCGTTTTCGGTCAGGTCCGCATACAGCCATTCTCAGCGTGGCCGTGGCAGAGACTCCCAGTTCCCCATCTGGTATCCGGCAGCGGCTCACGGTGGCTCTATGGGCGTCTCAGGGGATGTCAGCGATACGTCCTCCAGCACCGTGCAGCGCCTAGATGTGAGCAAGGTTCAGTGGTGGAAGGAGTCGTGGTACGCTCGCATAACCAGAGTGACCGCCGTGTCCGGGTGCCCGTGTGGCCGGTGGTACGGCTTCGGGGTGCCCGACGTAAGGAGCACAATGCCGAAGTATGTAGTTACCGGAGGCGAGGACGGCAAGTCCGGCATCGAGGTGGACGGCAAACGCTACGAGCCGGGTGAGACAGTCGAGATCGCCACCGGGTCGAAAGACTGGCGGATCGCGGCCGGGTATCTGGAACTGGCTTCCAAGTCGAAGCGTGCCCGCGACGACAACGGGTACTACGTCGCTGACGATCCTGAGACGCCGGAGAACGAAGCGTTCGAGCCGGACCCAGCACCGAAGAAAGCGGGAGGTAAGTAATGCCCACGTTCGTACATGGCAAGGACACCGAGGTCTACCTCGACGAGTTCGTGATGAGTCCGTACTTCAACAGCGCCGACGTGACCCTGACCAACGAGACGGCAGAGGTGACCTCGTTTTCGGATTCGTCGAAAGCGTACATTTTGGGGCTGGCCGACGGGACGCTCAGTCTGAACGGGATGTGGACCGCTGACACCGACGGCTCCGACGAGGAACTCCAAGCGATCCTCGGCTCGGCGACAGCGCCGAACATCACGATCGCTGAGAAGGGCGGGACGATCGGCAACCGTGCCATGATCGCCCGAACCCACGAAACCAACTACACGATCAGCAACCCGGTCGGAGACGTATCGACGGTCACCGCCGACTTCCAAGGCACGAGCAACGCTGGCCTGCTGGGGACGATGACCTACGGGATCACGGGCGGGTTCCAGTTGACCACCGGGTCGTCGATCGACTACAACGTCCTCGGCAACCTGAGCGGTGTAGACGGCGCTGCGGCGTCCTCGGCTGGAGGGGCCGCGCTGCTCCACGTCGTGACGAACAGCATCCCCGGAGTAACAACGATCAAAGTTCAACATGACACGGTTGCGGGCTTCGGGTCCGCTGCCGATCTCATCTCATTCACCGGTGTCGGGGCTAGCACCAAGACATCGGAGATGGTGGTCTGCTCGGGGGCCGTGAATCGGTACATCCGAGTGACCGCCAGCACAGCCGGATCATCCGGTTCGATCACCTTCATGGTGAGTTTCGCAAGGTTCTAGGAGGACCACGGTATGCCAACCTTTGTTCATGGTAAGACGACCAACTTTTCGCTGGACGACACCTCCGGCACGAGTCGGGATCTGTCGAACACGCTCACGAGCGTGGACTTCCCGGAAACGATAGATACGGCGGAGACATCCGCATTTGGCTCCACCAGTAAGAGTTACATCGTGGGCCTCAGGGATGCGTCGATTTCAGTCAGCGGGCTGTGGGATGCGACAGTTGATGGCTACTTCATCGGCACGGAGCCTGCGACGCGGACGTTCATCTTCGGTCCGGCGGGCAGCACGTCCGGTTACGTCAAGTACACCGGTGAGTGCATTATGACCAACTACTCTGTGTCGAATCCGGTCGGCGATGTAGTCACGTACAGTGTCGATCTGCAATGCACGGGTGGAGTAACGCGCACCACGTTCTAGAAATCCACAACAGAAGGAGTGACCATCGTGTCCAAGTTGAGCGAACGTATCAAGGCTGCGGACGACAGCACAGCAGAGCCTTACGAGATCCCCGAGTGGGGTGTCACCGTCGAGATCAGGTCCATGACGGCCCGGTCGCGTGCCCGGTTCGTCGCCGAAATGGCGTCGGAGGACGGCACCGTTGGTGGTGTCAACGATCCTGAACGGATCGAGGGCATGTGGTGGCATGTCATCGGCCAGACCTGCTACGACCCGACCAGTGGGGAACGGGCGTTCGAGGACGGCGACGCAGAGTGGCTGTTCGAGAAGAACGCTCGGATTGTAAACGACCTCGCGAACGCCTGCATGGAAGCGTCAGGTCTAAGCGATGAGGCGGTGGACGAAGCGGGAAAAGACTCCTCGGGTTCGCCGACAAGCGCGGACGACGAAGCCCTGAGCGACGCTTCTACTT